CCTGGCCAACCTTGCAACAACAAAGACGAGCCACCACTCACACTAGCAGCGGTTGAGATTGTAGGGCTGCCATCTGTTGAAATTGTACGGTTGTAAGCACTACTATCTACAAACGTGGTTGAGCCATTAGTGCCGTCAAAGTGGAGTAAAACTTTATAATCAATTGCAGGTGTTGATGGATTAAGTAGAGATAATGGAAACATATTAACCCCCTAATATTGTCCATGTATTACTACCGCGATAAATCAGCGTCTTGATTTTTGCATTAGCACTAAACTCTAGTGTACCGTTTAGTGTCACACCACTAGCAACCAATAATTGAGCCGCGTATGTGCCTGTAATGTTAATGGTCACACTATCCCCTGCTGTTTTGCCTGTCGCTGTAGCGGCGTTAATCGTAATGTCAGTAAGTGAGTTATTCGATAGCTCAACGATGGTATTACCATTTGCTGTGACTGCACTAGATGGCACTGTGTACGTTGTACCTGCATCACTAACAAATTGATAACGGCTGTTAGCAATTGATAAATAGGTCGTAGCGGCTGTGGCAGAAGTTAAGTAGCCACTTAAATCAACAACCAACACATAACTACCACCTTCAAACTTATAGTGCTTATTTGTATCTTCATCATAAACAATACAACCTTCTGGTAAGGTATAGAACACCCAAGCACCTGCTACTCGTGCAGCAAGTTTATTGTCTTGCCCCGAAAAAGCACCACTACCTGTGGTTACAATATAACGTGTACCGTTTGTAGTGACAACAGGACTAGCTACAAAGTCTAACACTGAAATGTTGATTGTAGCTCCAAGCTGTACTAAGTTGGAGTCCATACCTGTATTCCAATTATCTTCCCCTAATACCCATCCATAGCTTAATCCGCTAATTGGGTCTGTTAATGCTGTCATAATTTCCTCGTTTTAATGTTATGCGCTTACTAATTCATAAGAGACACAAATTGGGATTGGTATAATACTTCCTATGCTACTAAGCCCTCTTAGGAAGTATTCTTGTAGTGGTGTTAGTGTTACATAATATGTAATTACTAGGTGTGCATTGCCAACTTCTTCTATCAAACAATCATTTGTCTCTAATATGAAGTTAAGTGCATTCATCACACCTTGAGGTGTTGTGTTAGATATATTAGCCGCAATTCTAGCTCTAATTAAGAATCGGTATGTATCATCGTCCACTTCAAAAGGTGAGCCATTAACATCAGAAACAGACTTAAAGTAACCGCCTATCCCTACATCTGCTGTTGTGCCAAATGTCTTTGCTTGTGGTGCTGTATCAAAACCAAAATAAGGGAATAATGTAAAGTCCACTAACACTCTAGGTTGTCCTACAATATCCCCTATCACATCTAATTGAACACCAACAGCATTGTCTAAGTCTCTTAGTTGTTTTAAGTCTTTAAACGCTGCTTGCAATTCTTCTATCTCTTGAATTACAATCTTAATGTAAGCATCAAATACAGGCTTATCTTTAAACTGTTGTGTGTATCTACTTCTTGCTACAGTGAGATAGTCTGTTTCCACAAAAGGAATCATATTTCCTCCTTAGACAAAAGAGATACTAATGTTTGAGGCTGACAAGTTGGCAATCTCATTAAAATCAACAACAATATTTGTTGTGCCTGTTGGTGCAGGGGTGTCTCCTATAGTTAAACTACTAACATAGAAACCACTTGTTGCACTATTTATAGGTGTATATAATCGACTATATAGTACAGATTCCCCAATACCAAAGTCAGCTAGATATGCAACTAACGCATCTGAAATCAATTCATCCCCGTTTGTAGGGAATGTATCATCTTTGACAAGAGTCATAGTGATATAGATTTCTTTGTTAGTTGGCCTATCAAAAGATATATCGTGTAATACGCCTGCACTATCAGCGATAGCAACTGTTGTGCTACCATAACTTAATATCCCTGCTGGTTTGTTATTCCATATTGCTTGTGCAATCTCTGCATCTGTGCCACCTAATACAATAGGATAGAAGCTATGTGCAGGAACGGGTGGAGATACAAAGCCTGTATCTGTTTCATTCTCGTAGATAACAACCTGTCTAACGCCATCTAACACTAACACAGCAGCATAGATTGCTTCGTATGTGTTGCTACCATCTTGGAATTTAGCTCTCAAGAATCTGTGTCTTAATTCAGCATCAGCCTCTAAAACTGTACCTACAATACCTGCAAATGGGTTAGTCACACTTTCCCAGCCAACTAAAGGTGTTTGGATTGTTGTGATAGTGTTTTCATCTTGTGTTATAACACCAGTCTCTGTGCAAGATGCTAAAGTTGCTTTCTTTGCTTTAGATATTGTGAATTGACCTAATGATGCAAAGTCACAATTATAATCTTGGTTGACTTCTTGTACCCATAGGTTATTGCCATCTATCAACCCACTAATATAAGCAGCATGAGAAGTGTTTATCTCGTTTGCAAGTCCTGTAACAATACTAGAAGCTGTTGCAGACACACCAGAAGTATAAGACACAGTAACAGGGGTGGAGTTAACACCAAGTACCTTATAAGTAAAAGAATAAACAGTAGAGTTTGCAACAGAAGTAGGCGTAACATAGATACCAACTGCATCATTCTCATCTAATAATACACTCTCTTGAAATTCAAATACTCTGTTTTGGTCTGAACGTACATAACTGCCTGTAGGAATTGTTACACCATAAGTGCCTGTGTTCACCAACAATGCCTGTGTTGTCGTTGCTGTATTTCTCGTAACACCACCAATAGCGCATAATTGTTCTAAAGCCACACCTGTTGCTGTTGTAATACTAAAAGCATTATAAACTTCTTGAGATGTTTCCCATAATTCTGTTAAAGGAGAGGCAACAATCTGTATCCATCTTCCTAACACTGAATTGTTAGATGTGTCTAATACATCACCACTTGTTAAAAAAGACGAGAACTCTACATCTGCTTTAGATTTAAGAGAAGTGATGATGTCATTAAGACGTTTGGTTGTGTACCCTGTACTTGTCAATCCTGCCATGCTATATTATTCCTTACACACTGAGGGAGGCAGAGCTATAAAAACCGTCTCTTGTCTTAACCTCGAAAACTAAACTGTACACCCTTGTTTGTTGGTTGAGTGTGCTATTAAAACTTGTTATCTGTAAAACTTCTCTCTCTTTAAGAATTTCAGATTGAAATATTGCATCCACAGATTGCTTGCTTCTATTCTTACCAAAGATTTGTCCGAAGTAGTCAACACCTATTGTGCCGTCTAAGAACCACTCACCAAAGAATGTTTGTAATTTAATCTTTATTCTTTGAGCTAGGTTTTCACTTGTAGTTGTTGTAAACTGACTACCCATTCTTCGTATCGTACTTGACACAAAGGTTGTTGTGCCTAATAATCCATAAGACACACCATAACCATAGCCGTAACCGCTATCATAGGTTGTAGCCATAATATCTGTTGTAGACACAACACCAAAAACAACATCACCTGTCGCACTGTCTATTTTAATATCCATTCATTACCTCACTTAAACAGGGAAATCTATACTACAAGAGGCAATTTCATTTTTCTTTTTATTGATAGTGTCAATCAAGTCAACACTTGCTGCTGTTATGGCTGCTAGTTGTAGTTGATATGTTGTTGAAGGGGTTAGCATAGGTTTCAAAAAGTCGTTTATAAAACCTGTAATCCAATCTATAACTTCTTGAGGGTCTGTAGGTACTTCTAGCAATAATGCTACTGGGGTAAGTTTAGCTATTTGAGCAACAACAGCATCCTTCTCTGCCTCGATTGTCTCCATCACACTTGTTGTAACTTCTTGCAACTGTTCACATGTTTTGCAAGATTCTACTCTTGCTTTAAGGCTATCTATCTGTTCAGTATTTATAATACTGCTACCTTGTGGGTTCATAATATCACCTAAAAAATGTTTGTAATTATACCACCTGAAACAGATACAACTTGACCTGTAGGTGTTGTGAAAGAGCCTGTAGCCCCTACACCAACAGATAGTGAACTACTTGTGCTTACAGATGTTTCTATTTTGACATGGCTTCCGTTCACAACACACTCACCGTTTGATTTTAACCTTACTTCGCTCTCTGTTTCACCTATGCCATTTGTAAGTATCACATCTTCACTTGAGTAGTTAAACAGTTTATTTTTATTAGGTGTCTTACTAAAGGGGAATACACAAGGTATGGCAACAGCGTCTCTTATATTAAAAGACCGCTCATCAATAGGGTCATGGGGTGTTGTAGCACCTGCCTTAAACACATCAATGTTAGACTTATTAAACACCACTAACACTGTGTCGCCTTGCACGATAGGGAACACTACTCCGCCAACACTTGAACAAGGGAATAAAACAGGCACAGACAGAATAGCAGGGTACTCTTGTACCTCGCCATCTTTGTATTGTTTGTTAATTAACGGTTGTACATCAACTCTAGCTTCTTCTAAGTCTCTCACTTGTGTAACAACACATAGCAAAGCTGTATAATGCCCTGCTAGTCTATAGTCAATTTGAGCATCAACTAATTGTTCTAACGTCCATTCCATTAGTTTAGCCCCTCTACATTGTCAAGATATAACTCGCAAGTCCAATCACCCTGCCTGTTATCGCCCTTGTATTTAACTGTTCTAACGCGGTATGTACCTGATAGCTCAGTAGCCTGTGTTGACTCTATTCTAATTAAGCCGTTAGGTTTAATGTTAGGATTTAACAGACACTTGCAAGTGATGTTAAAGCGTTGAATCTTCTGTCTTGTTTGTTTTCTAGGTTTACCGCTTTTAGTTGGTTTTAATGGTGCTGTCACATCATATTCGTTATCGTTTAACTCATTAGGTGCGGAAGCATCATAGGCTTCTGTAACAGTTTCATTATGAGTAGATGGGATACCAATTAGACCTGTCTTCTCAGATAACACATAAATCTTCTCATACTTAGCAGATTCAGCTTCGGCTGTTAGGCTTCGTTTAGGCTTAACAACAATCTCGTCACCATCCATATTCCATTCAAGTCTTAAGGGTTGACAAATATCGTTTAGCACTTGACGTAATGTACCAATGGCCGTATAACCATAAGGGAACTTAATCTCTGCATTTTCTAAAGTTATTGACTTGTTGGAGTTACCATATAGACTAAGCACATCTGTAAGCACATCTACAACCTTTGAATCTTCTGCATACACCTTGCTTATCTTTGTTTCATTAACAAGCATAAAGCCTTCTGACACTTCAAATGTGGTGCTTACATCACCTTTCTGTCTTACTGTTTTTACTTGTTTAATATCTGCGGTTAGAAGCCTTGTAAGCTCATCTCCGTAGCCAACATCTAATAACACTTGGCAAGCCATCTGTATGTTAGATATTTTATTCAATGTCTCATTAGAAAGGTTCTTTACTTCTAGTGTGGCTGTGTTAGTCTTTGAGCGATTATCAATGTTCTTCTGAATATCAAAAGAGATATGTAAATCTTTAATAGTGAATAGCAAGCCACCAGCCCTATCAACAATCTGTAATAAGTAGTTTCTATTAAACTGATAAATTGCCATATTCCCTCACTATTGTTCAACACCTACACTATAAACTAAGAAGAAGTAATCCGCCCATCGCCTGTTAGTCTCAATATCATCACCTATACTTTGAGATAAAGGTGCTAATAAGAAATAACCGTTTAGGCCGTTCTGCTTCATTGTTGATAGCATAGGCAGCATTGTTTGCTGATTAAACACGACACCCTCAAAGATAACTGTGCCATCTGTTTTCTTTAGATTGGCGCAGTATCTTTCAATACGCTCATTCCAAATGAATGTCATCTTAAAAGGATTACCCTCAAGCGTAATATCTACAGTATAATAAGCATCATTAAACAAAGGAATTAACTTGGTATAATTTTTATAAACTCTTGCCATGTTATTGCCCCTGTGCTGCTTTAGCTGCTGCTAACTCTTGTGCTTGTTTCAAGGGTAGTGTTTTATCTGAATACTCATAGGCTTTATTAAAGGCAGCACCAAGTTTCTCAAGAACAGGTTTTCCTTGTCCACTATTGATAGCTCCTTTTAACGCTGTAGCTGCGTTTGTTGTTGCTATATTTGCATCAACCGTCTCGTTAAGGTGTCTCTTGGCCATTTGATTGTACGATTCTTTAGCTAGAGTATTCTTATCATCTGCCGTTGGGTTACACTTGTCAGGCGGTTTTTGGCCTTTAGCTACCTTTGTCTTAGAGTCGTCCACTACCACTGTGGCAGTATCACCTTCAACTGTTGTAGTTGTTTTTGGTAAACAATCACCAACCTTGCCAACATTTGTCTCGCCACTCCCCCTAGCTCTATTTGGCAAGTCAGGAATCTTACCTTTCTCTATTGTCTCCACTTTGACATAGGCAATCTGTAATTGCTCTAGTGACATAACAGGGTACACACAAAACGATGTGTCTGTACTTTCACTAAAGGATAGGCTAGTGATTGCACAGTTATCATAATATGTTGATAGTTGGTTATCATCGCTGTAGATTAACAAAGTGACAAGAGAAGGATTATTTCTCATTCTTTGTAGCTTGAACTTAATCTGTTCTGCTGTTGCATCACTAGGGATTGTATCTAGTGTAGTTGTAAAATCACTGTTATCAAACTTGGCAAGATTAAACCTACTTTCATAGGTGTAGTTATAAACAGCATTGCTACCAAAAGCCAACTCTTTAGCAGGGTTGTAATAGTCCCAATCACTGATAACACCACTTAAAGAGAACGTATTATTCCCGATTGTGATGTTATCAGATATTGTACTTCCGCTTTCTACAGGACTAGATGTTACACCACTAGGGTAATTCTCTGTAAAGCTAGTTACACTACTAAAAGTGATTGTATCATTAGTACCTTGCTCTAATAGTATAATAAGCATTACACCCCCTTAATGATTGTTTTGACCTAATCCGCCTACGTTTATGCTCTGACCAACACCCCTTCCAAAATTAAAGAGGTCTCCACTTGTTGCATTGTTTTGAACAGATTGTGGCAGGTTGTTAAAATTGATTGTCATGTCAATTTTTCTAACACCATCACCATTCATGT